TTAGCACCCCCGCTGCTGCTGCCGCTGCTGCTGCCGCTGCTGCTGCTGCTGCTGCTGCTGCTGCTGCTGCTGGTGCTGCTGCTGCCTGAGAAAGCATTCTCGACAGCGCTCTTTACGTCACTCCAAAAACCCATGGCTATATCCTATCCCGCAAAGGTTGCGTCACTGCATCAATCCCGCGATGCCCTCGGGCCGCGCTCCTGCCGCCTCCATCAAAGCCTGCCGGATGGCCTGATTACGCTGCTCGGCCGCCGGCCCCACAAACTCAGGCCGCGCTTTGGGCCGCATAAGCGGAGGTTCCTGCGCGGGAGGTCCAAGGTCCGAGGGCCGCGCTCGGGGACGCATGGGCCCCGCCATAATCTCCGCCACGTAATCCTGCGTTTCCGCGTATTCCGGAATACCGCCCGCCGCGTCAACCTTGCCCGGGCCCGCATTGTAAGCAGCCAAGGCCTGAGGGTAGTCGCCCTCGTACCGGTCAAGCATAGCCCGCATGTACTCAGCGCTGAACCGCAGATTCTCCACCGGATCGAGCCGATCACGCAAAGGCGAGACCCCAAAGCCCGGATCCTGCGCCGTGGCCGCCATAACCTGGCCCAAACCCGTAGCACCCGTCCGCTCGTTCCGCGCAGCAGGGTTAAAACGGCTCTCCTTGTTGATCTGACGCACAAAAACGTCCGGATCCAAGCCGTAACGCTCAGCCATCTGCCGTGCCAAGTCCTGAAGCTCTCTTTGCCGCATCGATCATGTCCTCAATGGTCCGGCGCTGGTTGGCCTCGTTGAACTCCGAAGGCGAAATGCGCGTTGTCGCCGCCACAATACCCTGAGATGGCCGCATGAGCAACAATTCACGGTCCAAAGCCACAAAACAGTGCCAGTCCGCAGCCGAATTTTTGGTGTGGTAGCCGTAATGCACGACAGAACTGGTCTTACGACCTGGTCGCGGCGCCGTGCAAGCCTTGACCTGCACCGCAACGATCGATCCGTGGACCTTGCACCACAAATCCGCACCAGAACGGTCCACGTGATGGACCTCAATGTCATGCGTCTCAAGAATATAAGCGGCCAAAAACTCGCCAGCCCGCCCAATGTCGGTGTTCGCTCGACGCATGATGGAGGCCTTCGCCCGTTACTCTCGCCGAAACACTACCACAACACAGGTCACAGGAGCAAATCTCGATACATCGCCATCGCATCTTGCTCCTCGCGCAAATCAGCCGCTTCACGCCGGCGCTCAGCAACCAGCTTGCGCAAAGCCTTCACGTTCCAGCCCTTCGACTTGGCAACCGTGTAAATGTCAGCCTTCTCACGGCTCAAATCAGCCTGCTGCTCAGCAACACCCTCAAGCGCACTCACAAACTCCCGCAAACCAACCGCCGCAACCTCAGTCGCCTTGGAGTTGTGCTGGAGGAAGTCGCCATCTTCTTTAAATGGTAGTACAGACATTCTACGTCCTTTTTCTAGAGAAACTGCGGTTCTTGCTCTTCGGCTGAAGACTCAAGTTCTTCGGGCCGTTGTCCAACGGATCGTTGTTGCGATGCGAAACATCCTTCCCATCACCCTTCTTCGCACGACCAGACTTCACCATAGCAGCACGGGCCGCGTTCCGCGAAGCTCGGTTCTTCTTCTGCTCCGGACGAGAGTGGTAATTGTCATACTCAGATCGGTAGTTTCGGGCCATGGGTCAAGGTCCAAGGTGCAAGGATCAAATTCCACGGAACGATAGCACAGGACCAAGGAAGGCGGAATGAAATTATATGGGCTACAATTTTAGCGTGCATTTTGGGTAGGGGGTTAGTTTTGATTTGACCCCTCCCCGTGGTCCTCGGACCTTGGAGGCCCAAATGGAAAAATCCCCAACGTTTTTTATGGTACCAACAATATACAGCGCTCCCCAGCGAGGGAGGGGGCCAAAAGGGGGGCTCCCCCCTCTTCGATTGCGTGGATTTCGAGGACCTTTGTCCACAGTTACCCCCAAGGCATTGTGTCCCATGACGGCGCGATGCTGCTGTGTCCTGGCTCATAGGTGCGCGAGCATGTGTGCGTGCTGCTTGGCCCTTGGTCCGTGGAATAATTTAGGTCGAGGCTCTTTGTTTTTTCTGGGCTGGACTGATGGAATGTTATGGGCGTCCGGGCGTGTCACTCATGAACAGAGCCTGCGCGTTGCTTGTCTCTGCCCTTCGGGTGAGTACCACTGACGCGGCGCTTGGTGATGGGTAGCGGCTCGCATAGACGGGACGATCCGCGTTGCGTCTCGTGCCGTTGTCGAACGGCGGTCGACCAAGGGCCACTGGCGCTGGGCCCTTGGATCCCAGCGCGCAGCAGTACACCGGCTGTCTGGTCCGACCGTCGTCGGCCCAGCCCGACCTGCCGTCACCGATGGTTGATGGACGGCGCGCCACGATCCTTGAACCTTCCCACATGAGTCGCCGTGTCCCGTCGCAGGGGCCGGTCGCCTTTGGCTCCCGTTCTCCTGCTAGGTCCACAACGATCATGCGGGGCCCTGAGATTCAAGAACCGCGTCGGTCGCCTCAGCTACACACACACACGAACAGCCGTACGGATTGTCCCCCCGGGAGGCCACAAATCCCCTGCATCGTCAAGCATCACCCGTATGACGCTACGTCAGACGAGCTGACGTTGCATCATACGGGCGCCCAGCGGAGCTGGCCGCTTCGCGGTCCTTGACCATTCCCTTCGCTTCGCTCCGGTGCGAGGTGATTGGTTAAGAGAGGTGGACATACCGCACAGCAGTTGTGTGTGTTTTCAACCAAGGAGAAAGACATGAAGACCTTTACATTTTACGCAGACGCAGGTCACGGATGGCTGGCAGTCAAGATCGCGGACATCGAGACCATCGGCTTGGCGGTTCAGGAGTTCTCGCCGTACAGCTACCGCAATGGCAAGACACTGTACCTCGAGGAGGACATGGACGCTGGGGTATTCATCCGACAGTGGGAGGCCGTCAAGGGCGCCTTCGCACACAAGTTCGTGGACCACGGCAACCGCAGCAGGATCCGGAGCTACGACCGGCTGCCAGCCGACACCTCAAGCGCCATCTGGTTCTAATCACCAACCAACTTCAAACCAAGGAGCACTATCATGAACTACCGCTACACAGAAGAGGACAATATGTCCGTCGCAATAAACATCACGCTTCGTGAGATCGATCACTTGGTCAACATCCTCGAACCTGTATCCAAGGACACCGAGCACAAGAGTCGGTGGCGCGCACAACAACTGCACGATAAGCTCGCGGACATACGCAAGAAGATGCTGGTGTCCGCGCTGGAGACACTTCAGTACAAGCTCGACGCACTCGAGTAACCAACCACGGGGTGGCTACGGTCACCCCATTTCAACCAGAAGGAGCAACCATGCCCAAACCACTCGAGTTCTCGTCCACACCAACAGACTGGCAGGAGATCTCTCTCTTCATCATGCGACACGCCCACGACAACCGCCCAGCCTTACTCAAGGCTGCAGCTCTGGGCTACAATCTAGCAATCTATCTCAACCAACAGGAGCAAGACACATGAAGTCTGGCGTCATATATCGAGGGCCAAGCCTGCTCGACGGCAAGCCCATCATCGTCATCGCAACACTCACCAAGGCCAACCCCAAGACCGGACCCGCACTGCAGACCTACATCATTCGCGAGGACATCAACCCTCTCGAGGCCAGCAAAACAGGCGAGGACTACAGCATCTGCGGTGACTGCAACCTACGCGGTACACCGACAGACGATCCCAAGCGCAAGCAAGCAGCCGACCGTCCGTGCTACGTGAACCTCGGGCAGGGTCCGATGGTCGTCTGGAAGGCATACCATCGCGGCACGTATCCGATGGCCGACACATGGTACGACCGCACGTCACTCGGCCAAGGTCGCTACGTCCGCGTCGGGACCTACGGAGACCCCAGTGCCGCACCAGACGTCGTATGGGAGCAGCTCTTGCAGGAGTGCTCGCACTACACAGCCTACTCGCACTTCTCTGGATGGCGACCAGACATCGCGATGCAGTCAGTCGACAACTACCACCAAGCATGGGGCCACTGGCGCTTCGGTCGTCGCACCTTCCGCATCATCACAGGCATCGAGCAGATCGATAAGGCACACGAAGTCCTCTGCCCAGCGTCCAAGGAGGCCGGACATCGCACCACATGCGAGGCCTGCAAACTCTGCAACGGCAGCACCAAGGCCAAGTCGATCGCGATTGTCGCGCACTGACCCCTGACTACTATCACACCCCAGCCACGCACCCCGTGGCTGGGGCAAATCTCATATTAACAAGGAGTTCGCTCCGCTCACACGACACCAAGAGCGGCCTCGGTCCACGAACAGGGGAAATAACGCGCCGAAGGCCGCAAGACCCAACAAAGCGCGCCTAAGGCCGCAAGACCCGATCATAGTGCGCCTCAACCTCAGCACGCAAACCCTCAACCAACGCACCCATGCTCTCGAACCGCGCACCTCGGGCCGCGGAACACCCGCCAGACGCCAACTCCGGACCCTGATCCGCCCTGAATAACCATAAAACACCGGTCGAGAGGACCTTTACCAAGAAGAACGAGAGGCCGCCGCGAGCGTAATGGGCCATATTCCACGCGATTTGATGAGGACGAACATTGCAGCTATTTATTTTAGCAACCTTGAGTTCTATCCAAAAGGGCATGCTATCCCATAGGATGTAAACGTCGGGAACGCCGCCACCATGAGTGTTCTCAATCCGAGTGGGAAAAGCTGTCGTCGGCAGATTCTGCCTCAAGGACGCCCACAAATTCGCCTCCGGTCCTCGACTCATCGGGGGTGATATCCTTCATGTTATCAATGACAAACGCCTGCGGGTACTGCTTGCGAAGCGCTTCCAGCCGCCCGAGAATCTCGTTCCTCGACATCTGGTCAATGGTGTTGATGTTCTCTCTGCGGTCGATCGTCAACCCACCCAGTGCAGATCGGATCTTCTCCGCGTTGATCGCGGCGCTGAACTGGCCCGCATCTTCCGCACCCTTGGACAGCTTCAGAAGGCGCTCGAGCTGCCCGATCGTGGTCACCCCGTAGCGGCGCTCTCGCTCCTCGCGCAGCTCGTCTATGTGTTCCAGCACGTGCGGGTAGTCGCGACCGTTCAAGAGCTTTGAGGCGTACACAGCGGCCGTCTCAACGGCATAGCCAGCGCGACGGGCGCACTCAGCGTTCGAGTACACGCCCTCGACGATGAACTTGGCAAAAGACTTCTGGCGACCCGTCAGGGCGCCCTTGCGGGGATCCGGCTTGCCGTCCGACCGGATCCACACGCCTTCCTCGTTTAGAGTGGACATGAACACCTCCAAATTGACATGACCAGACATTACACCAAACAGGGGCAGGCCCGCAACTCTCCCGCCCTATAGGCAGTTTTCACAGGGACAACGAGTCAACCCGAAACCGGTTTCATGGACCAGGGCAGCTGGTAAGTTGGAAGCTCTAAGTAGATGATGACACTTTGGTGTCATCAGATGACAAAGAACAAAACGTGTACTGTCATCAGTACTTCTCTATATAAATCATATACTTACTTGCTGTTTTAAGGTGCTGATGACACTGATGACACACAAATGGAACTTCGACTGCACTAAAACCCATTTCCACGGTGAAACTCCCTATAGTGTCATCAGTGTCCTCAAGCTCCGAGGAGCGAGACGCTCTATCCCTGCCACTCAGACCCTCGAATACAGCGCCCAGCAAGCACATCTTCTGCCCAGCTGTGGGCGTCGTAGAGTTTCCCGAGATTGAAAGACGTAAACTTTTCGCCGCTTCCTGAGCGATATGGTGTCCAACAGTAGATCTTCTTGATGGCGGGCAGGCTGACGTGGTGACCCCAGCAGGATTTTGAAACATCAGTCCACCCTACCTTGTTTACGGCCTCTATGACGTCTTTCTGGATCCGGAGGACGAGGGCGTCGTGACTAGGTAGCTCGATCATATGCGTGTCTCCTTTGCTGCACGCCGTCAGAATAAATAAAAATAAATGAACATGCAATGCCCCCTTGATCTGCTTAACTTTATCTCTATATTCAATTTCATCGACCAACCAACCAAGGAGCGAGAACCGTGGACTTTTACACAAAATACTACAGCCAGCTGATCGACTACGTCGTAACGGGTGTCGAGTTTGACACGGACGAGTTCGAGGGCACTGTCTTCCCTGTACTTCTGATGATGCACCCTGACGGGACCAAGGTCCGCGCTGTTATCTCCTCTGACGAAGAGGGCAACAGCGCTGGGTTCTTGTATCTGGAGGAGGTGACGTGATGCGCTTTATTGTGGAGACCCGCATGGG